TCATTTAAATCATACCTAACTTCATATTGAGCCTCTAAACTATTCATAGAGAAAGGCATCATATTAATTTGATGATCATCCACCTCATATTGAAACGTTTTGGATTTAAAGGACGCTTTAGACCCATACACAGGAACAAGGTTTAAAGCTGCGTAAGTTGACTCCACAGCTATACCCGAAATGTTTTGATCTCTATTATAAAATAATTCAGAACCCATGACCAATATAATTTAAATTTAAAATAGTAGAACCATTATCAGAAGCCGATAAAGACTCACTTACTAATGTAGCATTAGGAATCGACAAGGCTTGAATATCCGTTCCGTCCCTACCGTCAATATCAAAAGAAACAGTTTTGTTTTGCCTGTTAGTTAAGAAGTTAAAGGAACTTTGAGGAAAAGCTTCGTCAACCTCAATCTGAACTTGAGCCGAATACTCCAAAGGAGGGATGAATTCAACAGAAACAGGAGTTTCACTACCTATAGAAAAATTAGGCTTTCTACTGGATGTGATCGAGTAATCAAATCCAATAACTCTGTTAGTAGTAGAGTTGTCGCAAGTAATACTTATAGATCCTTGGGAAGGGATGTATATTTCACCAGTGCTTCCAAATTCACTAGGGTTCTCACTAGAAGATATCATCTCATTAAAAACAGATATTGAAGCATTAACTTTTGGAACAGATCCTACAGCACAGTTGACAGAATATGAGTTCAGGTATGCATCAGAGAATCTGTAAGAAACCCCCGCATATCTAATGTTACCCGTCATACTGCTCGACCCAGTAAAATCCAAAATAGGATCATTATATATAAGATGTCTACTGATAGACACTTTCTGCTCAGTAGCACCACCAACAGTTGTTAAACCCTTCCTTGACCCAAGGGGCTTAACTGTATTTGCGCTATTAGAATATGAAAAGTCTACAGAGCTGATACCGGAGAGTGCGCTACCAGCTATGTTGACATTTACTTCGTCATTTAATCTTGAACCTAACATTATCTTCTAAGTTGTCCTCCTAATCTTTTTTCATCCGCAATTACCTGCTTAACAGCCGTCTTAATCTTATCAGACAACGCTTTTTGTTGATCTGTAGAGTTTTGACCTTGCGTTTCTGTCTCTGCTCCATTCGATCCATTGATAGTAATATTAATATCTCCTGTTGATTGAGATGTCTCTGTTGCTATAATTAATTCGTCGAGCTTAGCGACTAAGTTTGTGTTATCACCAGTCCCAGCTCCAGAATTAAGAGCTTGTAGGTTACCTGCGCCAATATTTCTTGTGGCAGCGGCGTTCATTACGAACTCTCCACCAGAAAGCATTGCGGGGACTGTATCAACTCCACCAGCAGCAGGAATTAATCCTCCTGTAGCTTTTCTGATAAGGTTTTCGTTATAAGATCCATCAGGATTAAAAGGATTACCTTTAATACCAGAGGAAGCGTTGTAATTACCAAAACCACGATCTTCAGCGCTTAATCCATCAATAGCATCATTTCCTTGTGCATCTCTATGTACTATTGGACCTGAATAAACGCTAGGTCTGGCAGATGAACTTTTTGGTGTGAATCCTGATCCAATACTGCTAGGACCACTCTGGAAACCTCTCCCTGTAAATAAATTAGATAAACCTCCATAAGATTGACCAGCTATATTATTACCTCCAAAAAGAGAACCTTTTAATCCAGCTCCAAACTTAGTTCCAAATGACCCTTCCGTTCCTGAAAATCCAGCTTTAAATCCAGCTGACATAGATTTAAACCCCGCGCCGACAACAACGCTAGCTGCTGCCGCCGCTAAAGACTTCATCAACTGCTTCTTCGACTCTTTCTTTTGCCTTATAGCTTGCTCTTCAGCAGCCACTTGGCTAGCGTACAAATCAAAAGCTTGTTGTTTTGCACCTTGAACTTGCTGGAACTGAGGGCTATTTCTCTTACCAAACATACTAAGTCTACCGCTTTCTGGGTCGAGAAACGCCCCATTGCTAGTAAGAGTATCTCTACCCATAGCTATTGGAGTTTGAGTGGCGAAAGAAAGAAGGTTTCCTGCTCCGACAATCGCTCCTGCTCCGTTCATTCCCGGAGTGGTAAACATGCCTTCACGATCCCTGACTTGGCCCCCAGATCTGAATCCTTGCATAGAACCTGAGTTTAGTGAAGACATAAATCCGACACCATACTTTCTGACAGCCTTTTTGTTCATTACAAACTCGCCACCCATGAGCATCGCCGGGACATCATCTTTAGTACCTGACCCCCCTCTGATAGGACCACCTCCTTGTTTTCCAATTCCGAAACTACCTAGAACATCATCGACGGCACTTTTCATAAAAGCGCGACTCATTGTACTTAAGAATTCTGAAGCGACACCTAACAAAATATCCCCAAGATTCTCTCCTTTTTCGATAGCGTCTAACATTGCATTACCAATGTTATGAGCAAAGGAAAGAGACGCATCCTTTAGGCTTTCGTTTAACTGATTTGAATTCTCAAGGGCTGTGGGTATTGCTTCACCCATTCTCTTGAAAACTCCCCTACTCATTTGAATTTTAGCGGTGGCTTCTTCTTCGGTCAACCCCGCCAGATCTCCACCTTCATCTATTCGACCTAAGACATCAGCTTTTTGACGAAGACCAAAAGCTCTTCTGCCCAAACCAGCTCTTTCTAATGCGCCAGATCTTCCAAGTAAAGATTCTATTTGGGCTGAAGGCCCGATACGGGTTTCTCCTAAAACTTTAGTATTGTCTTTAAGAGCTTCTCTATTTATCCTTTCTTCTTCTATTAAATCATTAATAGCTTTTGAAAAATTATTCCTGACACTGTCAGTAGTGTCCATGAAGTCAGTAGCAGACTCTACAGTACGTAACTCTTTAATAAGTTCATCAAAGCTGGCAGCACCAAGAATGTCTTTTTGAACATTTTCTGATAAAAATCCCTCTAGAGGTTTAATTAAACCTCTACCTTTCTGCAAAGTATTAACTTTGCCTAATTCAAATTGAGATTCAGCTAATATTTGTTTCTCTGAAATAATTTGTCTTTGTATCCCCGGTAACTTGTCTGGAGTGGCAAATTGAGAGTCTCTTTCTAAAAACCTTATATTAGCTTCGGAAGATCTTATGTTTTTTCTTAAACCTGATTGAGAGCCTTGATCTGTTAAACCAGTTTGAAGATTCATTCTTGAGACAAAGTCTTTTTGAGCTTGAAGAGCTTTTTCATTCAACTTCAACTGCTCAAATTTTTCAGCTGTTTGCTCTTTTAATTTCGCTAAAACTTGGTCTTCGACTTTTAGCCCTTTTAACATGGTCTTTAAAATCGCTTGTGCTTCGACGTCCTCATTGGCTAATATCTTTGATATTTCTCTACTTATGATTTCCCTATCTTTAAGACTAAGAACGCCATCTTTGGCTTTCTTATTTATATTTTCAGTAAGAGTTTGTAATTTTTCATTATCAACATTAAGACCCTTTAATTCTTTTACTTGATCCTTTAGTCCGGCAACCATTCTATCTGAAAGGTCAAGGTCTAATTGCCTCAAAGCTATACGCTCTTGTAGCTCTAATGTTGTTATTTTACTTAAATTTGCTACAGTTTTATTTCTCTCTAAAGTTTTTTCGTCTTCTGTTTGAAGATTGAATTTTGATTTTAATAGTTCAAGCTGAATACTTAATTGAGCTTTAGCATCATCAAGAGAAGTTTTATTTATAGCTTTAGATTTAACAGCATTTGCTAAAGCAGTCTTTTGATTAGCTAGAAGTTCTTTTATTATTTTTAAATTCTCCATAGCAGTTTTGTCATCTCCTTCGGTTAGAGAGACTACACTCTGATCAAAAGCTGATTTAAACTGTTTAACTTGTGAACCATCAAAAGTATTTTGTATTGCTCCAACTATCTTGCCACCTATTTCGGATCGGCCTTGGTCTCTTAGAGCTAACTGCTCATTTTTAGGCAAAGTTCCTAAAACATCATTAGCTATGGCAGCTGTTATCGCTTCCCTATTTTTATTAACAGCTTCTATTTCAGGTTCTTCTAAAAACTTAGTCTTTCCAAATGAAAATTCCGATCTTGTTTTTACAGGTGACTGCCCAATTAAATCAAGAGCTGCATTTATAGCGGCGACAAAAGGGTTCTCGTTAGGATTTGACAATCCAGATGGCCCTTCCCCTATAATTGTTTCATTAATTCTTGATCCTTTAAATCCAAAAGATGCTTTTATATCTTCTTGAAAACTTTTCTGCAGTTCTTCAGGGGTGACTTTATCTAAAGGTTTTTTGATTCTTCCTGCAACTTCTATTCTTTTAATTAGATTCTGTACATTGTTGGTTTTTCCTTGACCTTGAAATAAGTCCTCCGAAGCTTTATTACCTAATTCATCAAGAGCTTTAGCAGCTTTCAAAGCTGGGTCTTCAATAAAGCCTAGCGCTTTACCCATCTTACTGAATAAACCCTCTCCAAAAAACTTTTT